GCACCGGTAATGGTTGCACCTGAGACCCTGGTTGTAAAAGTCCCACTAACACCAGTGATGTTAGAAAAGCGGCCCGTGTCTCCGGTAATAATTGCACCAGATAGTTGTGTAGTGAATACACCAGAAACACCACTGATATTGGCTCCGCTCAGACTGGTTGTATAGACGCCTGTGCCACCAGTAATAGTTGTAAATCTACCAACATCACCAGTGATGACTGCTCCAGAAAGCTGAGAAGTGTAGACGCCACTTACGCCTGTGATATTTGAAAATCTACCTGTATTTCCAGTGACTACGGTGCCGCTTACTGTGCCACCAATAACAGTTACACCAGAAGCAGTTTGAAAATTAGAGTTAGTTACATTGGATGTAGTGCCAGTAATCGTGGTGCCGCTCAGTAAAGTAAAAATGCCACTAACAACGGTTGCCTGACTAGCAGTAAAGGTATTAACGTTGCCGGTCGCTGCAGTTAAATTAGTAGCCTGAAAAGTTTCACCAGTAATTAAATAACCACTAAGACGGTTAGTAACCGTAAGATCGGCAATAGAAAGATTAGAAAGTGTAGTTGTTCCAGTAATATTTACATCTTTAAACGTAGATGTACCAGAAGCAATGATGCCTGTTGCAAAGGTGACACTTCCGCCAACCGTGCCACCAGTCAACGTCAGATAATAACCGTTCAAATAAGTACGGAATTCTGACGTTTGTATTTTTTTATTCTTTAACCCAGGGTCAACTTCGGCAATATGAACAACCGTGAAAAGATCGGCATTTGCAAGATCAATGCCCGGTAATTCAGGTAATTCAGATATACGCCTGTTGGCCACCTATTTAATCACAAAAACCCTATAAAATAAATTATAGGCGATCTGTGCTCAACTCATTTCACCTTTACTTCAATACGTGGCAAGATTTGAGAGGCAAAGTTCCAACCTGCTTGGACACCAAATACAAGTCCACAGGCCAAAGCAAGTGTTACCAATAATTCAGCAAGTGTTAAATTACGGCGAATGTAAACAACTTGAGGAGGAGGCGTGAAAGGATTAGGTGTTTGCATGGGTGCGGCAACAGGGGCTTGACGTTGCTCCATGGTGATGCGAATGGCTTCCTCCCTGGCACGCATCTTCATTTGCTCAACCATCTCGGGGGTGATGGTAGGCCTGGGTGGTGGGGTTTGCTGGAAAGCTTCAGGGGCTGGCATGCTGGGGGGAAGTTGCTCTTCCATTTTCATGACAAAACGTTTCCACACACACTAACATATAAAAAGGTTTTATAAACGTATGGCAACTTTTGGTATTCGCAAAGGACTAGAGGACGTTGCACACGAGTTAAAAGGCATTAGAAACATTCTGGCTTCCATGTGGCATAGCCGTTATGCAGATGGCGAAACAGACCGTTTGAACCCAGAGGCTTTTGCCGACGAGTACATCCCTACTGAAGAATGTGCCAGGCGTTTGGGTGTATCTGACCAGACCCTTCGCAACTGGATTAGTCAAGGCAAGAAAAATAAAGGGAAAGGCTGGACGGAAGGCATTCATTACGTCAATGTCTGTCCTGATATTGGCAAAAAAGCTGTCATCCGTATCCCCTGGAACCAACTAGTTCAATCCTTTGCTAAGAATAAGAACGTGGAATTGAACGATTTTAATACTGCAGTTATGTATACCTCTGTTAATACCAAGATTATGGAAGGAAGTTTGTGATATGGCAAATCGTTTTGCTGGGTTAGACCTACTTGCTGTCACTGTTGAGAACCACTCTCAACTATTGCCTGAGTCATTGGTGCTCCAGGTGGAAGAGTTCTTGCCCCCCTTTGGATCTTTTGACGATGGATGCTTGCGTCGTTACTTAGAAAATCTTTGTACATACGAAGAGGAGGACGCCAACTCCAACATGACATTGGCCAATCGTTTGCGGTTGGCATTTAAAGATCTACAACCCGACACAATCTGTGGTAAATTCCCCCAAGCAGAATTGCCCCTTAAACGACGCTTGCGTTGTGTTGCCGAGTATTTGATACGTTCCGGTGAATTTGACAAGCTTCGAGACGAACGCGGGAAGCTCGTAAAGAAACGTGGTAACCTTGGGAAACTTGTAGTTATCTACAGGCCACTACCAAAACTTTTAGAATCACTCTCTAAGCAGAAGCTACTTGAATCATGAGCCGTCGTGAAAAATTAATCACTGCCGCACTTAACGGAAAAACCGGAGAGAAGGAAGGTAAATACCTTAACGCTGTCGTCAAGTTGATCCTTGGTGACATGGGAAATTTGTATTTAAAGTTTTGGGAAGCAGAAGGTGCTGGCGTGATCTGCTTTCAGCCAGACAATCAAGAACGCTCAATGTTTTACATGACACTTGAGGAATTACACTCGGCCCAGGAATCATGTGAACGTGAAAATAACGGCGACCTAGCTGAAACTTTTAGGCGCATCCTGGAAGCCGCACAAAAAGTTGACCCGGAAGAAAGCGCTGGTTACATCATTAATGATGCAGAAGGTATTCGGTATTTTGAAATCAATTACAACAAAACATCTGAAAAGTAATGACAAGAAAATTTAGAAACAAATGTGAAGATCTTGAGTTAATTACCAACAAAGATTTGATTGCGGCCGCGCATTCCCTAATGGATGGGATTGATTTGGATCCAGCAAGTTCCAAGATTGCTAACTCGTTTGTCCAAGCTGATAAGTTTTACGGTCCACAAGATGACGGTTTAAACGTCCAGGAGTGGGAAGGGAAAGTCTATGTGTTCCCCCCTAGTGGGGCTTATTACTTTGATAAGTATCTTGACAAATGGAAGATGACCAGGGCGTCATCGGGTTCGTTGACCTCATCCCATGCCCTTTGGTTTCGTAAGTTGTATCGACTCTGGATGGCAGATGTTGTTACCGAAGGTTTGTACTTTACCAACTGTACGGACATGATTCGATATGATCAACGCATTTTTGATTTTCCAGTCTGTATTTTAAAGACGGCCCCTACATTGATTAAGAACACGAGTGAGGGCATTGGGTCTCATAAGACAAGTACATCGTTAGTAGCGTATCTTCAACCAAAACGCAACTCGGGTGCGGCCACTGAAAAATTTCTTGATATTTACTCGGAAAAGGGCCGAATCTTGTACTGAGTCGGTATACTGAAAGACGATTGAAACTAGTTATGTCGATCTTGAGTGACGTTGAAATCAAGCAGCTAGCCCTAGACGAGGGTATGATTTCTCCTTTTCAAAACCACTTGATTAGTGAAGAAGATGGACGACGTATTCTGAGTTATGGACTAAGTTCCTATGGGTATGACATCAGACTATCTCCTAAGCAATGTTTGGTTTTTGGTCGCATCCAGGCAGGCGATTGTGACCCCAAAGATTTTGAAGAAGAAATACTAGTTCCTTCCGAACTTTTGCATGATGAGAAAGGCTCGTACTTTATCTTGCCTCCATATGGATATTGCCTGGGAGTAGCAGAAGAACGGCTTAAACTTCCCAGGGATGTAACCGTAGTTGCTGTTGGGAAAAGCACTTATGCTCGCTCTGGAATTATGGTGAACATTACACCAGCAGAAAGCGGTTGGGAAGGTTACCTCACATTGGAAATTAGTAATTGTACAGGGTTGTTTAATCGTATCTACGCTAATGAAGGCGTAACACAACTACTATTTTTCAAAGGTAATCCTTGTGAAGTTAGCTATCAAGATCGGAAAGGTAAATATCAAAATCAACGTCAAGAAGTTGTCTATAGCAAAGCGTGATCATGGTAGATCCTAATGATATTGAACAACGTTTAAATATCGTCGATATTCTTTATCGTTCAGTAATGCTTCTTGAGAACCAAGATTTAGCTGATCAACTTTCTTGCTATAGCTCAGACAACACCCAATGGGTTCTTAATGTGCTCCAGGGTATTTTTGATGAGTTGGAATATGTATTAGATCTAGAAGAATCTAATCACATTGATTATTAAAATTCAACAAACTTACCGGCTGTCCTTGTTGGTTTAGTTGCGTAATTTGTGCTGCCACCAAGGCCAATCCTGTCCCCTAGTGTTGGTACGTTGGTTCCCTTGATATTAGCTTCGGTTCTTGGGGTGCGACCACGGATTTGTGGTTCATCAACTAAAGCTTGTTGTTGGTACTTACCAGCGGTTTTGGCTGCTGCTAGGTATCGATTAACCCTTGTTTCTTTATTGGTATTACTGGTACCAGCTGTTTCAGCCGTTGTTCTTTCTTCGCTACTAAGACGCCTGGCATCTGTTTTATATGCACGACCAGGGTTTAAATCACTGGTATCACCACCAGAAGTACCTGCATCCACTCGTGGATCGTAATTGGAAGGAATCGGTCTTGACTCCTGTCCCCTTCTTGGGTCGTAAAATCTTTCCATGATAATATTGTAATCGAGGGAATTTAATGGCATTGCCATGATGCATGTTTATAAAAACGACGCGGCGCAATTAGAAGGGCGTCAAAACCCTGATGATTTTTTACAAAAGTTTATTACTTCAGATGATGAAGTAAGGAACCGCATGTTGTCCTGTTGTGATTTTGGGGTGCCACTCGGCAACCAGGAAAATGATGTACCATTGTACGATCAGTACAACAGGGGGCTAGCTTTATGTCAAGACGACAAACCAAGGACGAATCTATCCCTGGAGGGAACCCGGTCAGGCCTGACTGGTTTTATCCCATCGATGGAGGAAGCGTACAAGTATCCGGGGACGCTGCCGATGGGGCAGAAACTCGTGACGGCTCTCTAGAGTGTGAAGATGGGGTTTGCCCAGTTCCATGGGAAACAAGACCTTACCGTCCAGAGCTTCAGCCTGATTTAGTTAATCATCCGCCACATTACACTGACGGATCAATTGAATGCATCGAGGCAATTGAAGCGCAGCACACACCAGAAGAATACCGAGGTTATTTAAAAGGGAATATTGCCAAGTATATCTGGCGTGAGCGCCATAAAGGCGGGACAGAATCACTGAGGAAGGCACGCTTTTATTTAGATCGTTTGATAATGTTTGATGAAGATTAAAAGGGAACAACCTCTTCTTCATCGTCATCATCCTCGTCGTCGTCTTCATAGTACATGCAGGCGGCGGCAAGTTCTTGCAACTCTAAATCCGTTGGAATATCAAACGACAACTCAATATTTTCACCTGCAAGAATCTCTTTGACGGCTTGCCATTCCATCAAACGCTGTTGGTAAAGACTCAATAACGCAACTTGTAATTGGTCCCAGGTCATCTCCTGAACTGCAATCTCAGCTTTACGCATGGAAAACTGCAGTTCTAATGGGAGTTCAAACTCCCGTGGTTCCACTGACCTCTCCATTGCGTTTTCCATGAGTCTGGTGTCAATATTCTAAGACTATAGTGCAAATCAGATCAAGTGGAAATCATCTTCTGATTGATCGATCCAATCCGCTTGCTTTATTTGGAACGTATTTGCAAATTCAGCCAGGAGGTAAGGATTGGTATCTTCTTCTAATTTTTTAATTGCTTGAATTTCGTTAGAAGAACCTGAGTAATTTTTAAAGGCTGCCAGGAGAATTTCTCCGGCGTGGTAGGTACCGGTATGAATACGATTTAAGAAAAGACGGGCTTCTTCCCTGCGGCGTTCTAGGAGATTACCAATCACCTGGTGATCAGGACCAAAGATCCAGCACTTGATTTCTTCTGTTACAGCAACCCAGTTTTCCTGTTCAACATAATCAATGATGGAACTGTACAGAAAAGGTTTCCACCCAATGGAGTGAATGAATGAAATTAAAGCTTGTCGCATTGAGTTGTCAATATGAAGATGTAAATTATCTAGGTCATCTTCAATACACGTAATTTCGTGTTGCACGTATTCCAATGCTTTTTCTTTGGTGCAGCACTGACCCGCTTTGACGGGAGTACCGTCGGGGTAATACTGGGTGCCATATCCCAGGACAAACGGCATCTCGCCTGTTACAGGATCGGGGTATGCTCTTTCATTAAACCCTTCGTATTTACAAATAATGTCTACTGCATCTACAGGATAAAACATGGGAGCACAATAAGTACTCCCATTGTATACATAAATTGAAATTAAATGTTAGCCTTGTCCACGGCTAAGCTTGCGTCCGTGATTTGCCTTGGAATGTTTTCCATTGCCTTGGCGGGTCCGCTTAGGCTTGGACTCAATTTTGGTGGATGAGCTGGACTTTGACTTTGTCATTTGAAATTACCAGTTGTGGTTGCAGCTCCACCAGCCGGGAGTAAGTTTGTCCTTCTTCTCGGCGCAGTTGTGGCGTGCCTTGAAATTAGCACGTCTTCCCTCGTCCTTGTGGGAAAGGTAGTCTTCATATCCACGTAAACCGAAGCGCACAATCCCTTCCCTTCCTTTGTCACAAGCCTTTACAACATACTTGTGCTTATCTCCCTTGGGCGCACGTTGAGGTTTATTGCACGCCATCTTATCTTTCTGATAGCGATGCGCTGCGCTTGCTGCTTTTTTATGTTGTTCCGCCATTAAAAACCACCAAAGTTGTCGAATAAAGAACCAAAAGAACTATTCTTTTTTGAAGAAAATCCTTGAGT